GCGTTGCCCACACCAGACAGTAAGCAGACCCGTCTGGTGCATGAGGTGTGGCGACACACTGTTAATCGCGTCATCCTGGACGCAACACATCAGAACCGCATTATTGCGGAGCTGGTTATTCCTCCAGAAACGGGCGGATTCTGGATCCGGGAAATTGGTGTGTTTGATGAGCACGGCGATTTAATCGCGGTGGGCAATACTGCCGAAAGTTACAAGCCAGCCGTTGCCGAAGGGTCCGGACGTGCACAAACATTTCGCACCATTCTGACCGTATCCAGCACTGCCACTGTGGCGCTTACCGTGGATAACACCATGGTGATGGCCACAGTGGATTACGTGGATAACAAACTGAAAGAGCATGAACAGTCACGATGTCACCCGGATGCCTCGCTGACCGCAAAAGGCTTTGTTCAACTCAGTAGCGCCACTAACAGCGATTCTGAAACGCTGGCTGCAACGCCGAAAGCGGTTAAGGTCGCGTATGATCTTGCTAACGGAAAATATACAGCGCAGGATGCCACAACAGCGCGAAAAGGCCTTGTCCAGCTTAGTAGTGCAACCAACAGTACATCTGAAACGCTGGCGGCAACATCAAATGCAGTAAAAGCTGCCTATGACAATGCTGAAAAACGTCTGCAGAAAGCTAAGAATGGTGAGGATATCTCTGATAAAGACACCTTTACGAAAAATATCGGTGCCTGCCGTGCATATAGTGCAGAGCTGAATATTGGTGGAGATAGTGAAGCATGGACAACTGCGCAGTTGATTTTTTGGCTAGAGAGTCAGGGGGCATTTAACCATCCTTACTGGATGTGCAAAGGCTCATGGGCTTATGCAAATAATAAGGTCATTACAGATACAGGTTGCGGAAGTATTTGTCTTGCAGGTGCTGTTGTGGAAGTTATTGGCACCCGCGGCGCAATGACCATACGCATTACCACACCGAGTACATCCAGCGGTGAAGGCATCCCTAATGCTCAATTTACTTATATTAATCATGGTGATGCTTATGCTCCTGGCTGGCGAAGGGACTATAACTCCAGGAATAAGCCAACAGCATCAGAGATCGGGGCGTTACCGTCAGATGGGACAGCAGTATCGTCAGTTAATCTGGCTTCAAAAGGTCGGCTGACCGCCCTGACAGATAATATGCAGGGGGCCACAGGTCTGGAGTTATACGAGGCGTATAACAACGGATATCCAACAACGTATGGAAATATCATTCACCTGAAAGGGATGACAGCCGTTGGCGAAGGCGAATTACTCATCGGCTGGAGTGGTATAAGCGGTGCTCATGCTCCGGCATTTATTCGTTCACGACGGGATACGCCCGACGCAAACTGGTCGCCGTGGGCGCAGCTTTACACCTCGGCTCATCCTCCTGAAGAGTTTTATCCAGTCGGTGCACCGATTCCGTGGCCATCAGATACCGTTCCGTCTGGTTATGCCCTGATGCAGGGGCAGACTTTTGACAAATCTGCATACCCGAAACTTGCAGTCGCTTATCCGTCAGGCGTTATTCCTGATATGCGTGGCTGGACGATTAAGGGCAAGCCCGGCAGTGGTCGTGCCGTATTGTCTCAGGAACAGGACGGCATTAAATCGCACACCCACAGCGCCAGCGCATCCAGTACGGATTTGGGGACGAAAACCACATCGTCGTTTGATTACGGTACTAAAACGACCAGTTCATTTGATTACGGCACAAAAACTACGAATAGCGCTGGAAATCATTCACACAATATACCTGTTGGTCACACTGGCGCGGGGAATGGTGTATCAGCCGGTTATAACGCTGCGTTAGGTACTGGTACCACGTCGAGCGCAGGCGAGCATGCTCACAATGTATATATCGGTGCCCATAACCACACTATCGGCATTGGTGCTCATGCCCATTCTGTCATTATTGGTCCCCACGGACACACCATCACCGTTAACGCTACGGGTAACGAAGAAAACACCGTAAAAAACATCGCATTTAACTATATTGTGAGGCTTGCATAATGACATTCAGAATGAGTGAACACTCACGGACCATAAAAATTTATAATCTACTGACCGGAACCAATGAGTTTATTGGTGAAGGTGATGCATACATTCCACCTCATACAGGTCTGCCTGCAAACAGTACCGATATTGCCCCGCCAGATATTCCGGCTGGCTTCGTGGCCGTTTTCAACAGTGATGAGGCATCGTGGCATCTCGTTGAAGACCATCGGGGTAAAACGGTTTATGACGTGGCATCAGGGGACTCGTTATTTATTTCTGAACTCGGTCCATTACCGGAAAATGTTACCTGGTTGTCGCCGTATGGAGAGTATCAGAAGTGGAACGGCACATCCTGGGTGAAAGATGCAGAAGCAGAAAAACTGTTTCGGATAAGGGAGGCGGAAGAAACAAAAAACAGCCTGATGCAGGTAGCCAGCGAGCATATTGCGCCACTTCAGGATGCCGTAGATTTGGATATTGCAACGGAGGAAGAGGCATCGTTACTGGCTGCATGGAAGACATACCGGGTATTGTTGAATCGTGTTAATACAGCGGTAGCAGCGGATGTTGAGTGGCCAGTCGCCCCACAATAAAGAGAAAAAGCCATCGATTGAAATATAGATGGCTTTATGTACTCTATTTATACAATACAACACCGCTCTTTTTAGTTATATATGTGCAGTTCGATGGTATATCTTTATTTATAAAAGACATTGCACCTATTTTTACATTATCCCCAATTTTACGTGATAATCCAATGATGCAACAATTAGCTCCGATATCAACGTTACTACCAATTTTTACTCTTGAACCAGGCATGTCACCATCTATCTGTCCAATGGTAGTATTCTGTCGTAACACCAGATTTTCACCAGCATCAACAGCAAAATGAACAACAATTCCAGCATGATGGGGAATTGTTAACCCTTTTCCAATATTTGCGCCCAATCCAATTTCACAACCAAATTTGTTAATTATTTTACTGTTTAACTTTTTGGCTGCTTTCTTATGTAATTTATTACCATTAATATACATTTCGTTAGCCAACCGCCACCAGAAAAGGAAATTCCGGTTACGCTGTTTTTTCTCTCTTAAAAGCCTCCAGATATCCATACGTTTCCGCCGAATTACTTCATATTTCCAGAAGTTTTTTAAATTAGTAGAGTCCCCAAATAAAACAAAGTGAATTGCCATTAAGTAAGACAGCACGATAATCTCCTTAATTATTATTTCAGACCACACATATTATAAGGTTAAGAGATTATAAAATCCTGTTGTTTGTTATTCAAAAACAATTTTCTGAGAAGGACATACAACAGCAAGTCGCCAGTCACCTTCATCAGGAAATTGGCGACATACGTTAAATCAGAGCAGCCCCTTAACTGAGCTGGTCGCGCTATTAAGGGATGATGTCACCTTATCTTTGAAGCCGGACAACATATCGCTGAACGATGAGGATTGCAGGCGCTCCCGCAAATCCTCATCACAGCGTTCAAGAGTCAGTGAAAATTCTATCTTTTTCGCCTTACCGTAGCGATCAAACTCGGAGCGGGTCGTATTCGTTTCGGTCAGGACATACATGCCGTAAATCTGCCCGACGCCATCAATCAGAGGCCAGGGCCGTCCTGTATACGCCTGCGTGGTCAGCAGAGACAGCGACACTTCGCCACCTGTAATTTCAGGATAAAGCACACCAGAAAGAACGATGCGATCATCACCTGCACCGATATACTGCCAGCTTGCTGAACGGTTAACGCGTTCATTTTTCACATGCCGCCAGCTTTTGTTTTGCTGTAACTGCTGATGCGGCAGCGTGCGCAGCTCAAAAACAAACATGCCATAGATCATCATCATGGCCATGACTCCTCAATCTTTATCGTAAAAACTGCCACGCCCGGCACGGGCGCGCCGTTCCATTTCTGCCCTGACCATTTCACCGACCAGTTTCGCCAGTTCGCGGGGATTCTGCGTAACAACGTTATGCAGATGAACATGAATTTCACCGCCAAATCTGGAGACAGCAGGCTCCCGATTACGGGAAGCTGCAGGAACTGATGCCACTGGCGATCGTATGGCCTCCGCCACCGGGCGGGAGCTGGCCGCAACAACAGGGACCAGCGCCGGAGGCAGCGGAGCCGGGACTACGGGTGTGATATTAATTGCGGGGGCAGGCTTACTGACCTGCGCAATCTTCCGCTCCTGCCACTCCCCACGAACAGCAAGTGCGCGGGGCAGGTTCTTAAAGACAATATCGCCAGGGCCAATGCGTTTTTTCGTCTCATCAACCAGCTTACCTGTGTTATCAGCAATTTTGCTGAGTCTGCGTAGCGTCCCGGTATTGCTGTCTGTGAGCGGTTTGTTGTCTTTGGGTTTATCACCTCCGGTGCCATTGCCATTTTCCACAGGCTTCGGCGGATTGATTTTCGCCAGGTCCCCCTGAAGTAAGGCAACCTTATCCTGAAGAATGGCCGCACGCTGTGCGTCTTCGATTTTCTTGCGCGCCCTTTCCGCTTCATCCGGAAGGACGCCAAGTTTTTCAAGTATCCACGCCAGCGTATCCAGTAGCATTTTTGCAGGTGTCAGAACAAGTTGTAACGCACCGCCAAGAACGTTACCGAATATCTCGCCAGCACTGGTACATTTATCCAGCGTTTCCTTGCTGGACTCCATCGGTGACAGCAGCGATTTAAACCAGTTAAACACCTGGCTGATCCCGCTTCCGATTGCGTCAAAAACAGGGCCAAACCGTTCAAAGGTTTCACGCAACGGGTTCAGCCTTTCCATAATCCCGCTGAACACCCCGGCAAAAAATGCCCTGATGGGATCCCAGTATTTCCAGATAAGGACGGCAGCTCCGGCAAGCGCAGCCACGATAAGACCAACCGGACTGAACAGCGCCCCGATAGCGCCTCCCAGTAAAGAAACGGAACCCGTCACCATTCCCCATAGTGCTGGCAGGACCCTGACAGCATTCATTGATCCGGTCAGGAGAGAAAAACCAAGACGCAGTTTTGCCAGCGGACCAGCAAGCACACCAATAGCCAGCGACAACGAGCCAACCGTTGCAGTCATTGCCAGCAACGCACCGCCTGCTATCAGTAGCTGGCGCGTCAGTGCCGGATGGGCCTGCGCCAGCGCCGTCACCCTTGATACCACCCGCGTGAGCCACTGCGTGACAGAACGCAGCGGACCGTCAATCAGATCTGCAATGCGGATGCGCAACCCTTCCCATGCACTGCCGAGTGATTTCAGATCGCCGTCAAGGTTGTTGGCCATAACCTTTGCTGTGCGTTCAGCCTCACCGCGCGCGCCTTCAAGTTCTTTTCTCAGTTTGGGTAAGGAACCGTCACCCACTGCATCAACGAGCGCCATAAACGATGTGAAAGCCTCTTCTCCGGCAATGTCCTTAAAGAACGATACCCGGTCAACTTCCCCGTATTTGCGGGTGGCTTTATAAAGGTCGGCCAGCACATCCTCCATCGGGCGCATTTTACCCCCGGCATCCGAGACGGACACGCCCAGCTCTTTCAGAGCTTCTGCCGCCGCCTTTGGCGGTGATGCCAGACGAGCCAGGCTGGCACGCATTGCCGTCCCGGCATCACTCCCTCTGATGCCCATATTCGCCAGCACACCAGCCATCGCTGCGGCCTGCTCCAGCGATATTCCCAGCTTACCCGCCACCGGACCTGCATATTTCATGGTTTCGCCCAGTGCGCGAAGGTCAGTGTTGGTACGGGTAAACGCTGCGGTGAGTGTGTCACCGACCCGGTCCATCTGGTCAGCAGAAAGGCCGAACTGCGTCAGGATATTTGAGCCAATATCTGCCGTCTCGCCGAGATCCATACCGTCAGCCGTTGCCATGCTCAGCACTCCGGGAAGCGCAGCCTGAATGGCCTGCGGTGTGAAGCCTGCCATTGCAAGAAATGCCTGCCCACTGGCGGCATCGCCTGCGGTGAACTGCGTTTCAGAGCCAAGTTTTAACGCCTGCTCACGCAGCGCCTTAAACTGCGGGCTGTTCTGGTCGATTCGCGTCAGCGCCTGAACGCGGGACATCTCTTTGCCGAACCCGATCGCGGGCTGCAAAAAACGCCCGGCAGCATAGCCGCCCGCCGCTGCCGCACCAATTGCCAGCGCACCACCTGTTTTCAGTTTTCCCGCGGTTTCCTGCGCGCGCGAATACCACTCACGCGCCCGCGTTACACGCGCAAGCGCCTGCCGTTCGCGTTCAAGCTGGTTGTTGTACTGTTCGGTGCGTCTGATGGCCTGCTGGATGGTGTTATCGCTGCCTGTCAGGGAAATGCCGTGGCGTTTCAGCTCTCCGCCAAGCTCCCGCATTTTCTGAATTTCCCGTGTGCGCGATTCATTCAGGCGTTCAAGCCGGGTGCTTAACTGCTGCATCAGCTTTTGTTGTTTTTCGCTGAGCACTGTACCCGTGCGTTGTAACTGATTAAGGGCGTTAAGCTGGCGTCGTGCTTTCACGATACCCGCATCCGCTTTACTGACAGCGTCGCGGGCGCGCTCAAATGAACGAGCCTGACGCTCGAGATTTTTAATCGCCCCCTGCGTTCGCTGGATGGAGTCACCAAACTGCCCCATCAGGCGGCGGGCGTTTTCGGCAGGCCGGGTCAGCCTGTCAACGGCGCTGAAAGCGACCCGGATATCAAGAGTCTTCATTGTCTGCATTCCCGCTGCGAAGTGCCGCCCGCTCACGCCAGCTAACCACTTCGCCGGGCGTCATCATGAAGATTTCGGCGGGCGACCAGTTAAAAATAACGGCAATATCTGCCACAAAGTCTTCTATGTGCTCAAAGCACACAACCGTGATCAGGCTTCCGTCGCCTGTTCGTTCTTCCCGCCAGAGTCCGCACCGCTCAAAAAATTTACGGCAACCACACATAACTGAATAAAGTCACGGGATGCCATTTTTTTGATCGTCACTTCATCCAGTCGCGGTGATGTCACGCGTGACAGCAGCGTAAACATGGATTCCGCTTTCAGATTCAGCACATCAGACAGCGACAAATCTCGCAGAGATCCAGCCTGCTCAATAGCCCCGGTGATCTCCACATACGTGATTTTTTCGCCGCCTCGCTCAATTGGTTGGGTAAGTTTTACACCACGCTCACTGGTTTCTTTCACAGTGTCAGCAACTACCGTGTTTTCGGTATCGATGTTTTTCGTCTCTTTCATCAGGAAACTCCTTTCAGTCAGAGGCGACGCACTGCGCCGCCTGCATATTACTTATCAGCCAAGCCCGAGCGCGGAACGGATGCGATCGGGCACAATGTCCTTGCCGTCCTTCCGGTAAATGAAGTTCAGCAGGTCAATCTCCCACAACGGGCGATCGTTAACACTCAGCTTGTAGTAGGTGTTTTTAATGGCGTAAGTGTGTGATGTGGCTTCGCCCTGTTTGGCTTCCCCCATATCAATTTCCGTCACACGTCCGCGCATTTCGACTTCATACAGGTCGCTTTCTGCATCGGTGTAATATTCACCCGCAAAACGCAGCAGCGTGCCGTCAATCGTGCCGCCATACTTAAGGAACAGCTCACGAACTGCGCCCCCCATGACAAAGCTCGCATCAAGCGCGGAGTCGTCCAGACCGAGATCAATACTTACCGCACCCATCATGCCACCACCCCGGTAGCTGTCGGTTTTGCGCGTCAGCTTAGGCAGAGTGACGGACGTCACCTTACCCACTTCGTTTTCACCATCCACAAACAGCGTAAAAAAGCGAAGATGTTTTGGTACAGCCATCAGGCACCTCCCAGCACCGCAAATGCGGGTTCAAAGTATTCATCAGTAAACGTCTGGTAAAGCTCCATGTCTTCCAGTGGCGGAACGGGCGTATATTTGTAGCGAATACGCACACGCCCCTGACGTAAATCCGTGGTGCTGTTATCCACCACGTCATACCAGCACTCCGCGCCAATCAGTTTCCCGGCAGTAACCAGCGAATCCAGTTTTGCCCTGATGGCACTGATAACATCCTTCACGTTCGCAGGCGTCAGTGGACTGTCGATGGTTTCAAACTGCGCTTCCGCAATTGAATCAGCCAGCACCTGTGCGGTTCGGGTATACACCTCAAAGATGTAGGCGTTCGTTTCCGGTGTGCGGTTG